CAGGTGGTCGTATTGGGAAAGATAAGTTAGGAAACTATAAAGGATTCTTTATTGATCCTAACTCTGACGACTACAAGGAAATTGCAGAAAATCCCATGTTGGTCAACAACTTTACGCCAGTCAATCCCTTTGCAAAAGACATGGGCAAGGCCACAACCGTTACTTCAAAGAGCTTAAAGAAACGGGAAGAAATAGAAGAAAAAATGAACCTGCTTTCGGGCCTGATTGCAAAAGTAGACACGGGCTTGAGCCAAGTAACGAATGCGTTTAGTCCGGGAACCTTTGTAACTAATCTTGCAAACAACGTGGTTGTTCCACTGGTCCCTGATTTTGTCTTGCGCCCAGATGTAGATCAAGCAGGCACCATTGCTACTCTTAGTACCGTATTTAGTGACATTACTAGGGGTAATGCGGACGTGGGCGGAAGACTTTCTGTGCAAGGTGAAAAATGGGCACGGGAAAATATAAAGGCCATTCAAGATCCTGCGGCTTTGCTAAAGAACCCAGAGCTTGCTGCAAAAGTTTTTGGAACAATAAAAACCGCTTATCTCAATGAATACTACGCGTATGCCACGCAGTTAGGTATTGGCGACCGCAACATTGTTGTAAGCACTCCGCCTACAGGGACAAAAAATGATCCATTTGTAATTCCTTCAGATCCGGAGAAACAACAACAAATGTTGAATTATCTAAAGGTCCAGTTTGGATCAGTTGATGATCCTAAAGCCAAGATTTACATACGTAAGCCCACTGGGGAAGTAGTGGATACTCCCGTGATAAATCTTTTTACTCCTAGAGGGCAGTAAATGGCATCCTACATTGTTGAAGATTCCCAAGGCCGTTTGGTTGATCTTTTCGGCACCGCCAAAGGGCCCGTAGGCAGAGCCGAGGGCGCTCCCGTTGCACGCGACCCAAGAGCCAAGGGCCCTGACGAAGCAGTCAGTGACCCTGTAACGGGTTTGATTAAACAAGGTACTTGGGGGTTTAATGCTGGGCTGTTCGCTTTGCCTGATTTGGCTGTTAAAAAAATTGGCAACGCGTTGGGCATGGACGAAAAAAACGTTACGACCCTAACAAAAATCTTTAATCGAGAAGAGACCGCTCCTCGTAATGAACAAGAGCGTTATGCACGGGCCATCGGAGAAGGAATTGGCGGCGGCTTGTTGCCCACAGGCGTGCTATCGTTTATAGCAAGGGGCCGATCTGCTGCCTCTCTTGCAACAAAGGCAGATGACAGTGTTTTAAAAGCAATCACAAACGACACGCTTGATTTTATTAAAAAGAATCCTAAGCAAGCGTTTGCGATGGACGCTGCGTTTGGCGCGGCCCACGAAACATTGGCGCAGGCAGTAGAAGAAAACATGTCTGACGACGATCCTGAGCGCAAACAGTTTTTTAAAACTTACATGCCCACGGCAGCTTTGATCGGAGGGCCCTTAGCTCTTGCAACGCTTAGCCCAGCGGCTCGCGCATATAAATTTGGTAAAAAGAAATCTCAGGATTTAGATGCTTCTTTGGGTGGCTTAGAGCAAGATGCACTTGCTGATCTTGGTTCAAGAATACCTATTGCACCCAAGGTACTTGCTGCAAGGGCCAGTGAAAAACTAAGAGAGTCCTTGGGGGCCTCTGCGGACACGCCAGAGGGCAGGGAAGCTGTGGCCACGTTAAATCAGATACTGAATGACTATCCGCAACTAGCGGCTGCTGGTTACAAAGCAAACATTGTTGAGCAGGTAATGGACCCCGCCTTGATAGCTAAGATGGAAAAAGCCATATCAAGTCTGCCTGCAAATAGCCCGGCCCAGCAAATGTTTCGAGAACAAGTGGCAAAGAACGAGTCTGCTCTTGCGTCGCTTTATGACAATCTAACTCCTGAGGCAAACATGGAGTTGCAAGCAGCCTTGAGTCAAGTTCAAAAACAACGTCAAGAGTTGTTTGACTCGTTTGCGGCTAATCGCAAAGATGTTACGCAAGAAGAGATTGATCGTTTAAGCATATTTTATGGTCCTCTCAATCCGGACAAGTTAAACGGGGAGCTGCGTGGGATTCTTCAAGCTGAGACTGAGCTTGACGTAAACATGGGTAAAAAGATTTTGAGCCGATTGGGTCTTGGTCAAGGTACAGATAAAACCGGGTTGCCTATTCCTGTGCGTGATGAAAAGGGTCAATCCTTGTTTCCTGCGTCTAATGTGGAACAGCCCGCCGTGGACTTGCTTGACTACTACGACAAGTTGCTCAAGGGCCGCACAACAATGTCCACTGAAATGCGTAACTTCATCGCAAAATCAGAACCCTTGAACACGTTGCGCAGGAACGTCACGGCAAAGATCAAGGCCCGTGACGAAATGGAGAGAACGCTTGTTGATGATTTACTAAGTAACAAAATTGACGAACAGTTAAATAACTCTCCCATCATGGCACGTATTAAAATGGTGGCGGAAACAGGGGCTGCACCAGAAACAGTAGCGAAAGAACTAGAAACCTTAAATAATATTAAGGGCTTAGCGAAGTTGTTGACAAAGAGTCAACAAAAAGGCGTTCCCTTAACAAAGGCAGAAAAAGCACGTCTAGAGGCAGAATCCGGTTTTGGATCACTTATTATTCCAGAAACGGGAGAAGTCAGAATTCGATTGGGTAATGAAACTCTAAGTTTTAACCCAAAAACAATTGCAGAAGATGCAAGACGAATTGCTGCTGCAAATAACACCGTGGATATGAATATTCCGGAAGCTGTTGACTACTTGGAAGCCGCAGCACGTTTTCGCAACCAAGCCTTAGACAAGCATAATTCAGTGCTTGCAGGCAAGCGTGCAACTCGCATAATAGATGCTGATCAGTACCTCAAGTTAGGGAACAAAGTCTTTGACGACTTTGAGAAAATGATCCTGAACAACGTGCCCCGTTTGAAGAAAGAACGGGAAGTAATGAAGATGGTCATGGATGACTACCGTATTGTGTATGAGCAGCGGTTGCCATTGATCCTTGGAAGAAGAGTAAACGAAGGCGGGACCACCCGTTACGCCACGCCTAATGAACAAGTGCTGGCTGTTGCTTTCAAGAGTGCAGAAGATGTGCGGAACCTGTCCGCTCTAATTGGAAACAATCAATTAGGAATAGATCTTCTAGAAAAGGGCACATTGAACTGGTTGCAAGGCAAGAACATCTTTGATAAAGATGGTCTGATCAGTCCGAAAAAAATCAATGATGTTTTGCAAAAAAACCAAAACATTATTTCTGCCTTACCCAAACAGGTCCAAGATACTTTACGAAACGAAGCAGACACCGCAGTCAGCGTGTCTCGCCGTTTGGGTGAAATAAAAGATCAAGAAATCGTTGCTCAGGACCTTGAGTTTGATAACTTCTTAAAAACGGTTCTTCGTCCGGGAACAGACAAAGAAATTATTTTAACGAAGGCGCTCAATAATCCGATTGAGATGACTAAGCTTGTGAACGTCTTAAAGGGAGACCCCGACAAGCTGGCGGCACTAAGGCGTGCTGTGTTTGATATTACTAAAGAAGGCACGTTCACAGGTGGTTCCCTAAAAAAATTTATGGAACTAACGAACAAGTCTTTAAAAGTGGTGTTTGATGAGACACACTTAAAGAACCTAGCCGCACTTGCTGACATTCAAGAGCGCAATGTAGCGCTTAAAAACGTTACGGGGATGAACCCAAGGTTTGAATCCACTAGTCAAATATTTCAACGTATGTTGGGGGTGTCAATTCCGGGATTGATGACCTATGGGCGTGATGTCATGGGTGGACGTATCTCTCCCCAAGGTGCAGGTATAACTTTGGGCGTGCGCTTGCTTTCTGCCATGGAAGAAGATCTACAAAATAAAATGTTGGTCCGCGCACTTACTGATCCCGACGTAGCAAAGGCTTTAGTCAATCCCAAAAACGCAAATGACGTAAAATTACTTTTACGTGAAGTGCAGTCTGCGGGATATCTTTCCCGTGCACTCATGGCAGATATTGGCTTGACAAGCTCACAACTGGCAATGCAAGATAGGCAGTTGCCAATTGAGGGCAGGGAGGAGTTGCCGGTTGTTTCACGTGAAACATCCGCCCAGCAAATGCTTAAGGCTCTGCCGCCCGCGCCTCCAACTCGCGGTCTGGGAGACGAGGGTTTTAGATTCCCTACTCTTTCTCCAAAAGCGCCTTCCAACGCAGGAGGACAGATACCCTTGATGTATCCCGCTATGTTCCCTGATGACCCAATCAGTGCACTACTGCTGCAACGTCAAGCGCAAATACAAGGAGGCCAAACACCTCCCCCAAGCCAATAATCACGTAAGATAGGAACCGTTATGCCAAACGCCAAACTTCCCGTCAAGGCAAAGTCCAAGGTCAACGCTGCGGGCAACTACACCAAACCAGAACTACGCAAACGTATCTACAGTCAAGTCAAAGCCGCTGCGGTACAGGGCACAGGCGCTGGGGAATGGTCAGCCAGAAAAGCCCAGCTTGTTGCCAAAAAATACAAGGCCGCAGGCGGCGGGTACAGAGACTAATATGAAAGCCCCACAGAAAAGCCTCAAAAACTGGGGCGATCAAAAATGGAGAACTAAAAGTGGTAAAAAATCTTCTGAAACAGGTGAGCGATACCTTCCTAGCGCTGCGATTAAAAGTCTCAGCCCTGCTGAATACGCTGCGACAACACGTGCGAAACGTGCTGGCAAAGCTGCGGGGAAACAATTCGTGAAGCAGCCACCCAAGGTGGCGGCAAAAACTGCAAGGTTTAGGTAATGGCAACCACATCCGGTTCCGCAGGTTTCAACCTCGATCTGACTGAGATTGTCGAGGAGGCATTTGAGCGCGTGGGCTCAGAGATGCGGACGGGCTACGACCTCAAAACGGCGCGTCGTTCCCTGAACCTGATGTTTGCAGACTGGGCCAACCGTGGCGTCAACATGTGGACGTTTGAGCAGGGCACCATCCCGCTCATCCAAGGGCTCAACACCTACGCACTGCCCAACGACACGGTGGACCTGCTCGACCATGTGATCCGCACCCAGCCCAACCAACAGTCCAATCAGGCCGACCTGACGATCACGCGTATTAGTGTTTCTACCTATGCCACGATCCCCAACAAGCTGACGCAAGCCCGGCCAATCCAGCTCTGGGTGCAGCGGTTGGACGGCCAAGTGTCTCCCACGGGCTACACTTACCAGAGCGCAGACACCGGGGCCCAAACCCTGACGCTGTCGTCGACGGCCAACTTGCCAACGCTGGGTTACCTCAACATTGGCACCGAGACGATCTACTACGGCTGGATCAACAACAGCACGCAGCTTGGCGGGGTGTTCCGGGCGCAGAACGGCACGACTCAAACAACCCCATCCGTGGGCACCACCGTCTACATCAACAACGTCCCGCGCATTACCGTCTGGCCAACGCCAGATCAGGGCACTGTGGGCAACCCCACGTACCAGTTCGTGTACTGGCGGATGCGCCGGGTGCAGGACGCCGGGGGCGGTGTCAACGTCATGGACGTGCCGTTTCGCTTCATCCCCTGCATGACGGCGGGGCTGTCGTACTACATGGCGCTCAAGGTGCCGGGTGCGATGGAGCGGTTGCCCATCCTGAAACAGCAGTACGACGAGGCTTGGGACTTGGCGTCGCAGGAAGACCACGAGAAGGCGGCGGTGCGGTTTGTGCCGCGCAGGCAGTACATTGCTGGGGCGTTCTAATGCCCAACCGTTTTTCGTCCGGCAAGTATGCGATTGCGCAGTGTGACCGCTGCAACTTTCGCTTTAAGCTCAAGGAACTCAAGACTTACACGCTCAAGACCAAGAACGTGAACATGCTGGTTTGCCCAGCTTGCTGGGACCCCGACCATCCACAGCTTCAGCTTGGCATGTACCCGGTTGAAGACCCGCAGGCGGTGCGCAACCCCCGGCCAGACATCACATACAGGCTGGGCGGTAACAGCGGCTTGCAGATATCGAATACGAGTGGCACAGACCCGGATGAAGACGGCACGGCCACGGGGGGTAGTAGGATTTTTCAGTGGGGTTGGAACCCGGTTGGTGGCTCAAGCTTTTTTGATGCTGCGCTGACGCCAAACAACTTGGTTTTAACTGTGAACCTTGGTACAGTAACGGTAGCAACGACGTAAGGAGTCGATTATGGACAAGAAAGACTTGGCGCAGGACAAGAAGACCGCCGCACGGGCGGTTCACAAGCACGAGGCTGCAATGCACCCCGGCAAACCCATGACCAAGATGCGTGCTGGCGGTAAGACCAACAGCGACATGCTCAAGATGGGGCGGAACATGGCCAAGATTGCCAACCAAAAATCGCCCGGTCGCAAGCAAAAAGGGGTCTGACATGGCTACAAGCAAAATGCCCAAGAAGGTCGCATCTGTTGTGGTGGGCGAAGAGTCCGCCAAAGAGACGATGCGCAAGGCCAATGTGAACGTGGCCAACACCCGCAGTCAAGATTACCCGCCCATGAAAACCAGCGGTATCAAGATTCGTGGAACTGGCTGCGCCACTAAGGGCGTGATGGCAAGGGGTCCGATGGCATGAACTACGCCGCGTTGTCTGCTGCGATTCAGGATTACACCCAGAACTACGAAACGGAGTTCGTGGCGAATATCCCTGTCTTCATTCAACAGGCAGAGCAGCGCATCTACAACACGGTTCAGTTCCCATCCCTGCGCAAGAACGTCACTGGCTCAACGTCAACCAACAATAAATACCTGTCTTGTCCGGGTGATTTTTTGGCTGTGTATTCGATGGCCGTTATTGATGGTACTGGGGCATACGAGTATCTGCTCAACAAGGATGTGAACTTTATCCGGCAGGCGTATCCACAACCCACAGACACGGCCATCCCTAAGTACTACGCGCTGTTTGGGCCGACGGTATCAGGGGTGACAATCTCTGATGAGTTGTCTTTTATCCTTGGTCCTACACCTGATGCGGTGTACAGTGTTGAGTTGCATTACTATTATTACCCCGAGTCGATCACGGTAGCTGCTGATGGTCAGACTTGGTTGGGCGACAACTTTGACTCAGTGTTGCTCTACGGCTCGCTGGTAGAGGCGTACACCTTCATGAAGGGTGAGCAAGACATGATGGCGCTGTACGATGGCAAGTACAAAGAGGCGCTTGCTCTGGCTCAACGTCTGGGTGATGGTCTGGAGCGCAGCGATGCGTACCGCAACGGGCAGGCAAGGGTCATGCCCCTGCCCCAGAATAACGGGGTCCGGTGATGGCCTTTACGGGCAACTACTCCTGCAACACGCTGCGGTCGGGCCTTGTCAACGGCACGATCAACTTTGCCACGGATACGTTTCGGCTGGCGCTGTACACCAACGCGGCTACGCTGGATTCCACAACTACGGCTTATGACCCGGCAGGTGAAGCGACAGGCGGAAATTACAATCCGGGCGGGCAGATCGTCACTGCCACCATCGCAAGCCAAACCACATCAACAGGCAGCACCACGTACGTCAACTTTTCATCTCCAGCGTGGACGGGGGCCATCACCGCTCGTGGTGCTCTGATCTATAAAGCTGGGGATAATGGCGCTGTCTGCGTGTTGGACTTTGGGTCTGACAAAACCTCAACCACATCTTTCACCGTGCAGATGCCCGCAAACACCGCGACTTCTGCTTTAATTCGACTTGTTTAAGGAGTCATCATGTCCAAAGAATTGGCAAAATCCACCGACACCGTGACCGCTGGCATGATTGCTGGCACTCGCCCCGTTGCTAAAGCGCGGGCTGGTGGTGTTTATCGCGTAGAGTGTGTAGGGGCCGACGGCAAGGTAAAGTGGGCGGAAGAGTCCAGCAACCTCGTGGTCAATCAAGGTCTTCAAGATATGGTTGCAGCCTATTTGGATGCGGCCACGCAGACGACTGTTTGGTATCTGGGTTTGATTACTGGGCCGGGATCGGGCACCACGATTGCAGCCACAGACACGCTTGCATCTAAAGCATGGACAGAGTTCACCAACTACACCGGCAACCGCAAGACCGCCACGTTTGGTACAGCTACCACGGCTGACCCATCCGTCATCGACAACAGCGCATCTCCTGCTTCGTTTGTCATTTCTGGTGCTGGCGGCACTGTTGCTGGTGCTTTCTTGGCAAGTGTGGCTACCGGCACTTCAGGCATTTTGTTCTCCGCCTCTGACTTCCAGTCCCCCGGTGATCGTGTTGTGGTGTCTGGCGACACATTGAATGTGACCTACACCTTCAGCCTCGACGCTGTTTAATAGGGGCCGCTAATGGCGCTGGTTCTTAAAGACAGGGTAAAAGAAACCAGCGTAACTGCTGGTACTGGAGCTTTAACGCTTGCTGGTGCGGCAAGCGGTTTCCAGTCTTTTTCGGTTATTGGAAACGGTAACACTACTTTCTATGCCATCGTAGATTCTACGGCTGGGACATGGGAAGTAGGTGTCGGCACATACACTTCAGCCGGAACATCACTAAGCCGCGACACTGTTCTTGAATCATCAAGTGGCGGGAGTCTGATTAACTTTAGCTCAAACAGCAAAGATGTGTTTGTTACATATCCTGCTGAGTATGCCGTTGTTGCAAGCAATAACTTTGGTACTGCCGGGCAGGTCTTAACCTCAAACGGCGCAAATGTGGCAGCAAGCTGGCAGGCAGCAAGCGGTGGTGGAGGAACACCACCAAAAGCTAAACTCGACACATGGATGATTGGAGCAATGTAAATGGCACAGAATACAGCACCTATTTTCCCTCTTGTTCCAGAGGTCAGTTGGGTCAGTGGCACTGGCGCAACGGCTGGCACTCCCGGCCTAACGGCGAATACGACCACTGACCTGACCGCAGGCACGATTTACGGCCCAATTTTCACTGCCGATGCCACTAATGGCTCACGGTTGGATTTCATCAAAGTCAGGGCGCTTGGTACTAACATCCAAACTGTTATCCGCATCTGGATCAACAACGGTGCAGCCACAACTACCGCAGCAAACAATACATTATTTTTAGATAGGACTTTGTTTTCAACTACTGTTTCTCAAACAACCGAGTTGGTTGACACCTCCCTGTCGCTTAACATCAGCCTCCCTGCTGGCTATCGGGTATATGCAACCTTTGGCACAGCAGTAGCGGCAGGATTCCACTTAACTGCCGTTGGCGGGGATTACTAATGTTTACCAGTTTCGCTTCTGAAAACACTCCGGCTTTTCAGGTATGGGACTTGTCAAACACCTATTCCGGAACGGCACGACTTGTTTTACAAGATGATTGCGCCCCCATTCAAATTATAAAAACCGGTGGTTCTAGCATACAGGCGCAACTTTTTTTGCCCACTTCTCCAGTAGAAGGAAAAACAATAAAGATCGTTAACTGCCGATACGGCTCGGACTCTCAGATAATCAACGTTTATTCTTCTGACACAGCACCGTTTAATGCTATTTTTACAGTTGGTTCGGGTCAATATATAGAGACGTGTTTTGTTTCTAGTATGAGGAGCTTCGGACAATCAGCAGGCGTTCAGGCTTCTGGATGGGTTACGATAAACCAAGCCTCCTCATCAAATGCAAACGCTTATGGGTTTGTTGCTGGTGGCTTGTCTAATAGAGCTTCTTCCCAATATTCTGGAGTTGTAGCAGGAAGTGGAAACTCTTCATCAGGAACACGCGCTGGCGTTCTGGGGGGCATAGGTAACACATCAGGTGGCACTGATACGGGTGTTGTTGGAGGAAACAGCAATTTTATTACTGGTGATCGTGCTGCTTCTTTAGGTGGTCAAAGCAACCAAGCAGGAAATACAAACGCTACTGTTGTTGGTGGCGCAAGCAACAATGCAGGAGGTTTAAGTTCTGCTATTGTTGGTGGTCAAAGCAACATTGCAGATAGTACATTCAGCATTGTTATTGGCGGAAGAGATGGCACAGTAAGGTCTATTATTGGAAATGTTGTTACGTCTGCAAGTGCTGCCCCTATTGTTGCCTCGTCTGGAAGACAACAACTTGCTACGTTATTGCTTGGTCGTCAAACCACAGACGCAACTGCAACAAGGCTTGCAAGCACCCCAACTGCCGCAGGTACAACCAACCAAGTAATCCTACCCAACAACAGCGCATACACGTTCAAAGGCACTTGCATTGCAAACGTAACGGCTGGTGGCGACACATCTGGATGGAAGTTTGAAGGGGTAATTAAGCGCGGCGCTAATGCCGCTTCTACAGCCTTAGTTGCCGCTGTGACCCCAACCGTCATTGCTCAAGACGCTGGTGCTGCTGCATGGGTTCTTGCTATTACTGCTGATACAACCAACGGCGGCATTGCAGTCACTGTTACTGGCGCAGCAGCCACCACAATCAGATGGGTGGTAAGAATTGAAACAACTGAGGTAACTTTCTGATGGCCCTAAAAATCTCTATCCCCACCAGCAGCGTCGGTGTTCCATTTACGGAAGCCTACGCCCGTATTACCAACATCTTTGGTAACAAAGACCAAGTGCAATACCAAGTGTCCGTGTCTGCCAATGCTGATGCTCGGCAAGCCAATGCACAAGAGGTTGCAAGCCATGCGTTCTATTGTGCAACACCACAAGGAAATCTAATGGATGGGCTGTATGCTGACCTGAAGCTGCAAGTAGGTTTTGAAGATGCGGAAGATTGTTAAATGAAGCCCACACCGTAGGGTTTGTATGTTTGGTTATGCCGCGTTTTCCGAAACCCCGTATTCAACGCTACCGGGCGGAGCCTTCCTTGCGTTTATTTCTGAATCAGCATCTGCACAAGATGCTGTACTGGTTGCTGCCAGCACATTTAACGCAAACAATTCCGAGTCAGTCCAAGGTGCTGATCAATCCGCCGTCGTAGCCAGCACATTTAGCGCTCAATCCAACGAGTTCAGCACTGCATCTGATTCTCAAACGGCACAAGCGGTTTTCCCGGTCAGCCTTGCTGAGTTGGCATCGGCGTCAGAAAGCACTGTCGCGGCTTTGGTTCTTCCCGGATCGGTGTCTGAAACTGCACAGGCGCTTGATAGCGTTTTGGCGGCGCAAAGTCATGTATCAGTTATTGCTGAATCCGCCACTGCAAGTGATTTGGCGCAAGCCCTGCTGTCTTTACCGGCATCGGTTTCCGAAACTGCAACAGGGGCAGATGCAGCTTCTGTTGTGGTGGTGTTCCGGGGGGCGGTAGCCGAGCAGCTTTCTTCCTCAGACCTGACATCGGTTGCAGCCAGCATTTTCAATGCGGTATCTCAAGAACAGGCTCAGGCTCAAGACAGCGTAAACGCCCCCGGCTCCACCTATAACCCGTCGGCCTCAGAGACAGCCCAAGCCCTCGACGCCACATCTGCTGCCGCCACATTCCCCGTTGCCGCGTCTGAAACCGCCACTATTGCAGATCAGAACGCAGCAGCCTTTACTGCGGCAACCAATATTTCTGAGTCTGCTACAGCCCTCGACACCCCGTCTGCTGCCGCCACATTCCCCGTTGCCGCGTCTGAAACCGCTACGGCTGTAGACCAAACCGCATCCATCTTTACTGCCGTAGCCAACATTTCTGAGTCTGCTACAGCCGCAGACACCACTGCCGCGTTGGTTGCCTTTGCCGCCCTGACAGCCGAGAACGCCTCGGCATCGGATCAGGCTCTGGTGGCCCCGTCCACATTTAACGCCATCGCAGCGGCGGCGGCACAGGCATTTGACAGCGTAAACGCCCCGGGAAGCATCTACAACGCCGCAGTGGTCAACACTGCCGTGGCTCTGGACTCCATCATTGGGGCGTTTCTGTGGAACCTGATTGACAACGCAGAAAGCGCAGATTTCTGGACGCTTATTAGTGTTGCAGCAACATCTGAACCGTCATGGACAAGTTCTGCGGCGTCGCCTACGGCGCTTATATCCGTTAACTACAACAGCAATCCGGGCTTTGGGGCAGGATATTTGCTCTATACAGGCGCACAAACTAATTCCTACACGCTTCCAGTTACAGGCGGCGATAACACGATTTCTTCTGCTTTTTACGTAAACGGGCAATTTTTTGTCATCGGGGTTCAGTACGGCAGTGGGGTTATGCTGCGCAGTGCTGATGGGCGCAACTGGGTAACTGTTACTGTGCCAAATCCAAGCAGTCCTGTTCTGACCGTGTTTGGTAACGGCACGCAGTTGGGCATTTTAAATGGTGGCCGCACGTATATAAGCACAGACAACGGTAGTACTTGGGTTGCAGGCGCTACAGGGCAATCTACTTTTTCTTATCGTACAGACGTAGTTTGGGACGGCACCAAATATGTGCTCAATGACGGACGCCGTATACGTACTAGCACCGATGGGCTTAATTGGACTATCCGTTTTACCGCAGGGGTCGGTAGAGACCGGGGTTCTTTGTTTTGGACCGGGACTGCTTTTGTTGCGTTGTTTAGTTCCGTGATAGGCCCAACAACCGCTGCACAAACGCGGGTAAGTGCGGACGGTTTAACTTGGAATCTCCCTGCTCCGTCTTACTCGCTCGCGGTCAGTTTGTTTCAAGGGCCCGGATTTGTTGGCGTTTTCTTTAAAGATGGTGCCGTTGCGGCCCTTACCAACATCACGAGCACTGGGTACACGGTGGCATTCTTGACTTCTGTGCCCGGTTACACCTACTACCCTAATGACCCCTATGGGCTTCAGGTTGCTCAGCTTGGGGGGTTGTATTTTGTGCCCGGTGTTGGCGGAGTCGCCATGACTAACAAGTACATTACGACCACAGATTTTCAATCGTACGCGATTCGAGTCGTGGCTGGTGTTTCACCGTGGACCGGAATAGATGACAGCCAGAACCCAAACTGGCAAAATATCAGCAACTCGTAAGGAACCCCCATGAGCACTTACTCCCCAAGCCTCCGCGTTGAGCTGATCACATCTGGCGACCAAGCCGGTACGTGGGGCAACACCACCAACGACAACTTATCGTACATTTTTGACGCGGCTATTGCGGGGTATCAAACGGTCAGCGTCACCTCGGCCAGCCAAGCATTCACGTACAACAACGGCCCGGTCAGCACTGCCAGTCTGAATCAATCGGTCTACGCCATGCTGCGTCTGACCACGACGACCGCAGCCGCGTTTAGCGTTTACGCGCCGCCCAACTCCAAGCAGTACATCATCTGGAACAACAGCGGTTACACCGCCACGATTTACAACTCTACCGTCATTGGCAACACGACGGCTGCGGGCACTGGAGTGGCGATTGCCGACGGCGACAGAGTTGTGGTGTTTTCTGATGGCACCAATTTCTACGAGGTTAAAACCAGCAACGTCACCGGCACGGTTGCAATTGCCAACGGCGGTACAGGCCAGACCACAGCCAACGCTGCGTTCAATGCTCTGGCTCCCAGTCAATCTGGGCAGAGCGGGCGCTATCTCAAGTCTGACGGCAGCAATGCAAGCTGGGACGCCATTGACATTAGTACCGCTGACATTACGGGTGTTTTGCCTGCCGCCAACGGCGGTACGGGCGTTGCCAACAACAATGCAGCCACAGTCACATCCTCTGGCAATTTTGCCTACACCCGCACATTGACGGGTGCCACCAATGTCACGTTCCCCACGACGGGCACACTGGCAACGCTGGCTGGAGCGGAGACGCTTACCAACAAGACGCTGACAAGCCCAACCCTGACTACACCAGCACTTGGCACCCCCTCGTCTGGCACGTTGACCAACTGCACCGGCTTGCCTATTGATGGGGGCACAACCGGAACTCTTCCGGTTGCTCGTGGCGGCACTGGAGTCACTACATCCACCGGCACCGGTTCAACGGTATTGTCGGCAAGCCCGACTCTGTCCGGAACCCCTGCCGCACCGACTGCGTCTTTTGGTACAAACACAACTCAGGTTGCCACCACGGCGTTTGTTCAAGCCGCGCTTCAAGCGCTGCACCCCGTAGGCTCCATCTACATCAATGCCACCAACTCTACCAAC